CTTAACTTCCATTTCTCCGAGCTTGACGGACTCGTAAAGCCCCGTATCGCCGGTAGTCCCTGTAATCGAGTCCGTGTCATTAGCCAGTGCGTTGGCTAACTCATAAGTAGCGTATTTAATGTCGTTTGGAATGCTGGTGCAAACCAACTCCACACGATCCACGTGATAGTTGTTGCGAGGCCAGCTCAGCGCTTGGTTGTCATCACAGCGATCACCGTAGAAGTTCAACGTATCGATCCAGCGCGTTGCAGAGATCAGCGCTCGGTTTTTTGCGTCATCAGTCTTGTTGTCCCAGTTCGTGCTGCTTGGGACGGTTTCAAAATATGCGTCGGCTTCTGCCAGCGTCACAAAGCTGTTGGCTGTCGCACTCTTTAAGGTAGCGTTGATGGTTGCGGCCACGGCTTACCTACCTACCTTTTTCATTGCCATTTTATGCGCTTCGGTGAAGGTC